AGGTGCGCCTAAGTTCATATACCATATGACACACTTATATAATAAGATTATGTAAACTGTTAAGAATAGTCTTGGAAATATTCTCCAAGCGTCAATAGCTCTCGCCATGTGAATTAATTTTGCATATGGGTTAGGACCCATGTCTTTTACAGATGTATCTACTTCTAAATCTACTTTTACTTTTTTAGTAATTTGTTTCTTATCAGCAGGTACAACAATTTTATCTTCTACTTCACTCATTATTTGTTTGCCTCTCGTTTTCTTCTCTCGTTTTCGTCTTTAATAAACTGTATGACCATTTGAACATATATGTCCCTTTCCCAAGGCATCATATTCTCAACTTCAGTCAATGAATATTTATGATGATGTAATAACGCAAATGTAATTTCAAAATAGGCCTCTAGGCTATTATGGGCGAGGCCGATTCGAAAAAATCGTTTAATCCAGTTAATGTGACTTTACTTTTCACATTTGTTTTAGGATTAGTCACATCAAATTCATGTCTAACTCTAGGCATTGTGTCAAAAAACTTTTTAACTTTACCAAAACTTTCTTGTGATAAACTTTCAAAAAATTCTTTTATTTCTTCTTTTGTACTATCTTTTGATGGATAAATCTTATCGCCCTCAAATATATAATCTACACAAGTGGCCAGCATATTAAATACTGTGTCCATATTTGCGTTATCTATATTTGTGCCTGACTTTAATACTTGCATCGTTGGATATTTTAACACTACTCCTAATTGTCTTTTTTCGTCAACTATAATTTTGTTTGTGTGTTCGTCATCAACTTGTACTTCTACTTTTGTTAAATCTAATTCAACATCAGCATATGTTTTTTTGTCGTCTGGACATAACACTTTAAACTTTGATATTTCACCTACTGATTTAGCTCTTATGTTTAGAAATAAAAACTCTAAATCAAACATAGGTAATCCTTCTACAGCTAATTCATTGAAAGTACATGAGTCAACAATTTGTTTTGTTGCATCATATACTTCACTTTCTTTTTGTGATTCTAAAGCCATCAATAGTATTTTTTCTTCTTTTACTAAAAATGGTCTGTACTTGACTTTTTTATCTATTGATGGTAATGTCAATTCATAAGTTGGTGTTTCAACTTTTGGTAATGCCATATTATATTTCTCCTTTTATTATAAGTTTAATGGTGGAATTTTAAATGGTGGGAATACTCTTCCTCCAGTTATTCTACCAATTGGCGCTCTTCTTCTTAAATTATTAAGAACATCACGCCCAGCTCTTCTTAATTCAGGTGGTAGTCTACCTAATAGTCCACCAAATACTCCACCTGCTGATTTTACTTCTGGTGATCCAAATTCTGAACTTCCTAGTTCTATATTACCAGCTCTATCTATAAAGTAATTAACCCAATATCTATATGTAAATGTCACTTGGAAAGTTTGTATTGTATTGTCTGCATATGAGTAATCAACTGCACCTATAACTTTAGGATAACAGTCAAATAATTTTACTCCGTATGTTATGTCATCACGCTCTTGCCTACTAGCAAATTGACCTAACTGAAATATATTCATATCAGATACATAATTATCATAGTAGTTGTGATTAAATGATTTTAAACTAAATGCTGATTGTTGCCATAGTTCAAAATAACTACGCTCTCTTAAAAACTTGTCCAAATAAAATGTTGCTGTAATATCAGGTGAGTCAAAATCAATCACATGCTTTCTTGCAGGAGAGTTTCCATGCTTGACAGATTTTGTTGTGACATTTCTTTCGGGCATCTGTATTTCTGAACAAAATGCTCTAACTCTTTTACCGTTTTGAGCATGAACAGCGTTTAGTTCTTCTGAAAGTTTGAAAGATTCAATACCTTCTCCTGTTCCTTTTACATCAACTGCAGTATCTTCACCACCAATACCTCCACCAAAATCTAAACCTTTTGGCATAAAAAATTCTGTATAAAATCTAGCCTTACGAGCAAATCCTTCAGCCTCATTTACATAAGCTTGAAATCTACCCATTGTAGTTTCAGGATTACCACCAGCTTGTTGTCTTAATCTTGGATCCTGGTTGACATTATCAAGTGACCTATCTCTAGGTAAACCTATTCTAATATCATATCCACCAATTCGTTTTCCGCCTCTTAATATTGCCATTAGTATGGTCTTCCTTTTTTAAATTGTGCTACTGGTAAATAAACTGCCAATGCTGCTTCATCAAAATCAACTCTTAAAAAACTTGATCTAACATGACTATATAGATATTTTTTAATCGTATTTTTAGCAATACCTACATTTTTAATACCATCATAGGTAGCATCTATTCTAGTATTCTTATTCATACCACCAGTCGCAAATCTTTGTAGATTTTGTAATAAACTCAATCTTTGTAAGGGTCTAATGTAGTGAAAGTTCAAACCCATAAAGCCACCTGGTATTGTTTCCAATGGTAGTACAAGTGGAAATGTATCATATAGTGGTAATGTCTTCTTATATTTAGGGTCATAGAAGAACATATTTAATCTTCCTCTACTAGGAACACCATTTAATTTACCACTATTCATTAACTTTCTAGCAGTAATTCTATCAGCTATAGATTGTACATTATTTCTATACCAGTTAGCACTCTTACGAATGCCACCTTGTTTATCTTTTAGTGGGTCTAAAATGGATATTGCCATGTCTATATTTATAATAAAAAAGGAGGCCGTATTTCTACGACCCCCTTAAAGTTTACTGAAGCTTGAGAGAGATTTACTCTTCCTCTGCTAATTTACTAAAATAAGACAAAGTATCGTCTTCACTAGCAGCAGGAGAAGTAGCTTCTGTACTTTTCACATTTGGTGCTGATTGAGATGGGAGGTCTACCTTATCAGCAGTCGTTGTGCTTCTTACACCTGTAATCGTCCTATTCAGTTTCTCTTTGAGTTCGTCATAGGCTTTAAAATTATCGGGTGCTAGAAATGGTTTTAAAGGGTGTTGTTGTTTCCAGGTAGCTTTGATTTCATCATCACTTTCCTTTATTTGGGACACACCTTCAAATTCAGATTTGTCATAGTTCCAATAACCATCAACTTTTCTGATCTTTAGTTTAAAGTTTGCACCTTTCCAAAAATCAAATGGGTTCATAGGTTTTTCATCTTCAAACGCAGGTTGCATTGCTTCTGTAATCTTATCAAATATCTTTTTACCAAATTTGAATAAGGCAACTTTACCTTCGTTTTGTGGATTTTTAGGGTCACTTATAACAAGAATATTTGCATAGTAAGATAATTTTCTTTTTCTCTTTCTAGCAATTTCTTTATCACTATCTAAACCAGTATTCCATAGTCTAGTATTTTCTTCTGACACAGGGTCTTTTTGACCTAGTGTAGTTAGTGAGTTCTCAATATACCAACCACCTACATCTTGGAATGCATGTGACCATACCCTTTGCCAAGGTAAGTCTTCTCCTTCAACTGCAGGTAAAAATCTGATGACAGCATAACCATTACCAGTTTTATCTAACTCTGGTTTCCAAAATCTGTCATCTTGGTATTTTGATTTGTTGTTTTGTTTGTCCTCAGGATTGAGGTTAGCCTCTATGGCTTTCGTAAGTTTGTCAAAATTACTTGACGATTGTTTTAATGTATCAAAGTCCATTATATTTCTCCTTGTATGTATTATCGTATTATTGTTTTTGTGTTTCCTATATTAATCGGAATCATTATTATTTATACTACTTTTTGCCTTCCATTCTCTATAACCTTTTATCCACTCTCTATCAGATAGAGGACCTTTATCGCCTAGTAGTCTTTTTCTCAAAATCATCAATAGATCAATTTTTAAATCTATTAATTTAAGTATAAAATTTCTCATTGTATATAATATATCAGGTTTTCTCATATTTGTCAAGTCTATTTGAATCTTTTATTGAAGTCATCAAAATTGATATATGATAAGTTCTTAATGCCTGCCCATTCATCAATAGTTCTGCTTATATTATCTGTTCCTTTAACACCATCAGGATTGACTTTGTAATAGTGTATATTAGGGTGTTCTACCATAAGTTGTCTCCATTGTTTAATCCAATTTACAGGTGGTGTTGCATGTGCTTCTTCTACACCATAATGTTTAGTTCCTTTGTACATATTATTCAAATTAGGAGTTGTACTATACATATCATGCCCTATAAGATAACATTCAGTCAATTCTTTAATTCTTTTCGCCGCAACTAAACCAGCTGTTGCTCCACATGCCCAACCTCTATCTTTCATAACTTCTGGTATTAAATCATCTAAACTATTTGATTTATCATTGGGATTAATCCAACTAACAAAACAACCTAAATGATTTATCTCTCGTCTTATAATCTTTTCAGATTCAGGTAAGTTTTCATACCTTCTAATAATTGCCGCTTTACCGGATAGTGACGAACCATGAAATACATAGGTTTGTCTATCACCTTTTTCATTTACTACTAATGCATCAAAATATTTGTCAAGTTTACTCTTAATCTCTGGTGCTAAATTATAAACTGTTTGTTCAAATGTTCCAGCTGGTAATCGTGTCCAATTTCTTAACCAAGTTTCATTATTATCACAATAGCCACTATGATATATCTCATGCATTATTCCGTGGTCAACTGCACATAATATATCTGGTGTAAAATCTCTATACAATCCATTACAACCAACAATCTTTCCGTGTGATTTTAATTTAAGTAAATCAATTGGCGCTCTACTTTGACCATTACCTATTATAAATGCTATCATTTTTTATTTTTAGTTATATGTTTATAATCATAGTATTGAGAACACCACTCATAAAAACTATCATTATTAGCAGGCCAACAAGACGCAAAGACTTTATCTTTTCTATGATTTCTATATTCTTCTCTTACTTGTTCTTCTGTTAATTTATTTGTTTCACTCATTTATCTTAATATCCATTTTTGTGACTTTTTTTTCTTTACCTAATAAACCTGATACAAAATAATTAGCACCTACTATGTATCTTTCAAAATCACTTTCATTTGATGTTGTAAAATGTTCAATATGTCCTGGTAAAATAACTATATCACCGGTTTTCACTTTACAGGTATAACTTGTACTATTAAATAAGTTTCTTGTAAATTTGTAATTAAAATCTAAATTCCATTTTTGTCCTATGAAGTTATCTTTTGTTGTAATAACTAAATCGCCACTATCACATCTAGCATAATATACAACACTAAAGATACAATTTTTATGGTCGTGTGCTGGGTGAGATGAACCTTTTTTAGTTCTTGCTACCCAACTCTGTGTCATAGTAAAGTTGTTCTTCATACCTAACACTTCATCTACATAAAAATTCTTATGGTTTTCTATAATGTTTTCTAACTCTTTAAAGTCATAGTCTTTGAAAAAAGATTGTGAATTAGATACTACTGATATATTATTATAATCTGGACCAGGTTCAAACCATTCTATATTAGATAGTCTATTAAACTCTTTTGTATCCATAATATACTCTGTTTGAGTATGATACAAAGGTATACTGAATAGTGGAATAATACTATTTGGTTTCATTTACAAATACATCTTTCATAATAAGTTTACATTCTGTTGCATTATAGCTAATAAATGGTTTCAATCTGGTAATCGTAGATGCGATTTCAGGCCAGATAAAAGTTTCTTTAATCTCCACATTCCAATTTTTGATAAACGACAAAAAGTGTTCCAAGACGACTGCAGTCTGATACCCAATTTTTCTTTGAATAAGAAGTTGTAGCACTCTAGGATGCTGACCTTTAGGACTTCTAAAAGCGTTATCAAAAGAAATACGCTTATCATAAATGTCATCATTAAGAAGTACGCAATCGCTTCTAAAATGATAGGCAAATGCTTCTTTCCTTTTTTTATAATCCAAATAAACATCTTTACCATCATTTTCCAACAGATTACCAATCCATCTCTTGCGATCTGCAAGAAAGTTAGCAACAAAGAAATCAAGTATATTATCTTGTCCATATTTTGTACTTAATTTGTGAAAAAAGTATCTATCCTTTCTTTTAGTAAAACTACTGAGTGTCGCATTGACTTTACCACCATATTTAATATAGTCATAAGTCTTTGATGTAAAATGTAGCTTAACACCAAGGTAAACTTTATAAACATCAAAACCTCCATACATTATTGTAATTTTTTTTCTAACACATAGTTTACAACCATTCGTAAACTACTATGTATAGGATTAGATCCAGCATGAGATATATTGCTATCAAACATTACTGCTCTTCCCTCTCTTGGTTCTACAGATTCAATAATCTCATTATCTTTATTAAAAAAATATGTATTACCGTCTGAATTATTTACATAATATATAAAACTAAAATAATTATCTGTTCCATAATCCGTATGTGCTGGTTGATGAAAATTATCTTTATACCCTATCAGCTTAGTTGTAATATTAGATTTAATTCTATGTATAGATTCATATTTTACTTTAGCGTATTCTAATATCTTTAATAAGTCTGGTAGATACCTAGAGCTTGTATTATCTTTACTATCATAATGCGTTGAACAAAATTGAAAACTATCTCTAGTTAACTCGTCTATAAAAATATCATCTGCTTTTCTATTAATTGTTGCTATGTTCAAATTAAAATTCATTTGATTATGGTGTGCGTAGTAAATACTTTCTATTTCATTACTTGGTAAAAAATCATCTAATACTTGAATCATCACACTGGTAATCTTCCTGGTTGTGGTAAATTTAAAAGGCGTAATCTTTGTGCCTCATCTTGTATTTTTTCTTTTAGTGATTTGTTCACTAAAGGCGATACTGTTGATATGTCTATATCATTTTCTTCACAGTAATTAATGACTGCATCCATATATGTTATTTTCTTTTCTTTAACAACGGCCTCTATCTTTAAACTAAATTCTTTACTATTCATTTGATTCCTTTAAGTTTTAATTGTATCATAATTTTGTCTATCTGTCAAGGGTGTGCCGACCCACTTGATAGATAATCTAGCCATATTTTCTTTAGTAAATGATGTACCTCTATGTAGATCACTTGCATCAAATACTATAAGTCTTCCTTGTTTAAATGGAACTGTGACTTTTTGAGTTTCGTTATAAAACTCACCACCAATATTACCATCAATATATTCATCTGCCAACATAAGAATGCAAGCAACTTCTCCTTTACCACCATCTACATGATTTTGTCCATCTTGTTTATAGAATTGTAAATTACCTGTACACTCTCTTAATCGTAAATGTTGTGCATTCAGTCGTTGTTTGATATAACCCCATTGGTCTACTAATGTTTTAGCTAAATCAAGGTCTTTATTATAATCTATCCAATCTTCACTCTTTCTAGTAAAAAAAGTTTGTCCTAAAAACTTGTGACTTCCCATCTTATTGTAAGGCCATGAGTTTCTATTAGCTGTATTATCAGCACTCCACTTTGATGACATTAACTTATGTGCTAAAGTATCTATAAAGACCTTATCAAAAAAATTATCAAAATATTCCATATTAATCGTTAAAGTCCGATCTTACTATATGTTTTCTCAAGGCTCTTACAAGTCTTTCTAGGTTATCTATAATATCAATCATAGATTTATCTGTGATGTAATGCTGTTTTGCTTTTAATTTGTCGTATTCTTTTAATGAAATCTGCACCATTGGTGTAGGAGGACTTGCTTCATT